CGCCATCATCTCTTGGATATTGACGTCTTTCAACAGACGAGACGCGGCAGAAACCGCCGACTTTGCCGAGCAACCGTATACTTTTTCATACACTTTTGATGCGTCTTTGAAATCGTTATCGATGTATGCCCGAACGAACGCTTCCCGGTTCGCCTTGGTTTCGAGCATAGTTTTTGCCTTTTGTTTCGGCGTCGGCATTTATTTTTCCACCTTTTTTAACGGAATATACGGCCTAAGGTTTGCCGCTTCCTGAGGGATAATCCCGTTTTTATGATAAACCATTACCCCGCAATCAAGCAAAGGCCTACCGGCGGGCTTGAACGTCCATCGAGGGAGAAAATAATATTTTTGGAAACAAAGTTTTTCCGCCCGATCCGAACCCTGATAACAAAAAACATTATTTATAATAAAAAAAAGTATGCCGTTTGGAGAAAGCAAATTTAAAAGATGCTCATATATTGGCAACGCTTCCGAAAGCCTCCAAGGAGGATTGCAAACAATAAGGTCGTATTCCCCGGCTGCTTTTAATATATCAGCACCGTCTTTTTTGTCATAAAAGAAAACCATTGTTTTACCTGTTCGTTTTGAAAAAGCATTTCCCAAAACCCCAAGTCCTGAACAGGCATCAAGAATGACGCATTTTTCAAATGATTTATAATGCGGATATAAATATTCAGCAATTTCGTTTGCGTTCTGTTCATGAAAAAATATATTTTGTTCATGATCCCTTTCTTTCGTGACTTTACCGCCAGTTCTTTTCTTCTTCGCTACCGGCATAATCCCCACCCCTTAGCTATTTTAATAGCTTTTTCTTCATCATATTTTTCATCAGGGAAATTAACGCGAGCAAATCGACCGTGGGTGAATCTGACCATATTATCGTATTCCTTAGCTGCTTCTTTTGGATCTACAAAGTATCCCAAATTATATGCTTTTGAGTTTACATATACCGTCGCCTTCCACTTCTTTCCTGCAACACTAACACCTTTATATCCTGATTTATTGTTTTTTGATATTAACTTTTTATTTGCCATGTTTTCACTGTTTGTACAAAATCTTAAATTCTCTTTTCTGTTATCAAGAGTATTTCCGTTTATATGATCTATTTGCTTTTTATCTCCAACCTGACAACCCATTATAAAACGGTGTAATTTTGTTACCGTTCTTTTATCGTTTATAAATACTTCCGCATTAAAATAAAATCGTCCGTCTTTATAGTCTTGATTTTTTTGAACATACCAGCCAAGTTTTTTAATTCTTTCAAAATCTTCGTCATCGATAATAACTTCAAACCCAGATATTTTTATGATCTTCATATTTCTCCCGTTTGTTATAAAAATCATAACACTATAACAATTTCTTGTCAAATACCCTTAATCAATCCCCATTCTTTCGCCGACTCGATAGCCTGCTCCACCGTCTCCGCTATTTTGTACGGCCAATTATTTGCGATACAAACTTGCTCGAAAGCTTTTTGAGAAGGAAGCTGCTCTTCTCCCGGCTGTTTAAACTCAAGACCGAAAAAACGGTTTTTATTGCGTTCTAACAAAAGCGTGTCCCAAGCACCCTTGCGGAATCCCATGGCAACCAGTCGGGCGAACTTCTTTTTTGACATATTGGCAATCTCGCCGTTAGGTATTTGCATTACATAAACACCTAGGAGAGATAGTTCTTTTACTGCTTCAGCTTGTAGCCGGGATTCGGCGTAATTACGAGTTTTTGTCACGGCTTGCCACCATATCCGCGTTCAAGCCCCTGATCGTCCGGGTGAACCTCGTTATCTTGCCAGTCGTTATCTCCCCCTTTTTTCTCGACATACGGCTTGCACCTCACCTGCCCGCCGACAAAACACTCGCGAACCTCGCAGTCAGGGCAAGGGTTATGCGGGCGACCATGCTGGCAAGAGGGCGCTGTTTTACACGATTGCGCTTTGATACAAATTCTTTGAACCATGATTTAGTTTACTCCTTTTCGGTATAAAAATAAAGTGTGTCTTTTTTCATACACTTAGTGTCAAAACTAATAAATTATAAATTACAACCCCTATATATATAAAGTGAAAATATAGACTATTACTAATAATATAATAATATATTCATTTATATATATTAAAACAGTATCTAAGTCTTTACCATACATATACTTATTTTCTTTGAATAAATTATTTTTTATGTCATAATTTATTCAATAAACTATAATTTATTACCCTTAAAAACCCGAAATCCTTTGTTTTTTAGAATACCGGATAATAAATTATTGGATACATGAATAAATTATTAGTTTAAAAAATAATTTATTCAGCTTGAAAAAACTCGGCTGCGACCCATCGAGTCGACGGCCTTCCCGATCCCTCAGGCTTTTTAGTCTGCAAAAATACCGATCCTGACGCCTCAATTTGAGCCATTATGTCCTTCCAAGCAAACCCTCCTTTTCCCAGTCCCTTGCGTTGAATGAGTACCGACGGGGGAACCCCTTCGGGTCCTGCATCCTGAATAAGTGCAATAATTTCCTTGAAAAGCTTTTCGTTTTCGTTATCCGCGACGCACCGTTGAATCTGCTCGACGATCGTCTCGGCGGACCATATCGCCAAAGAAGCCCCCCAGCTCATCGCCTCAAGAGTCATAGACGGCTTTTTGTAGTCCCGCGCAGTAGCGTAGATCATCGCGAGTTTCATCGCATTTTCAGCGACGCGGTTATAAATACTGGAAAATGCCTTTTTCTCGAAAGCTATCCGGGAATACTTTTCCGCGAGCTCTTCCCACATTTCCCGCGCGTCGGGACTCGGGACAATAACAACCGGGTCAATCTCGATTTCCGGGGAATACACCGAGGCCAAATTCCCCGATTGCGGGAAAAACTCATAAAGGCTCTTCAGTTTGTCGATGAGTGACGCGGGGGGTGCACCATGTTCCGGGAAAAGCGTTTTCGCGTAATCCGGAGAATTGAGCACGATATACCGACCAAGGAATCCGTCCGAAGCGTCCATCGAAGTAATCGCCGACCAAAAGCGATCCGGGACCGTGACACCGTTCACGACGACGAAAGGGGATCTAATAATAAGCTGTTTGTTTGTTTTCCGGTCCGCCCGTTCCTTTCCAGTATACGGCTTATTCGAGCATGACCAGATTTTCGTGAGCACGTCACCGATCTCTATTTTATTCGGGTTCGCATTTTTATTGTTTACCCCTGAAAGATACCGGCCGTATTCGTCGAGGGCATAGCAACGGACTGGTACTTCAGATAACGCCGATATGATCGCGGTCCCGGAAACCGGCTCTCCGCCGACGAACCGTTCCGCACCGGCACGGATCAAAAGATCCGGTATTACCCCGATAACAACGTCTTTACCCTGCCCGGAAGGTATCAGAGTCGCTATGAACACGTTCGCCCGGAGATTGGTATAGGAAGCATATTTTCGGTTCATGAGCGTGGAAACCACTGATATTGCGGCGCCGAGGGCAGCGAGCGGCTGCTCCTTCCGGGATATCGACATCACGTATTCATACACCTCGCGCAAAAGGCCATCGTTCGGGATAATGCCTTCCGGCATGGGACCCGCTGCGGTTACTTTCGACGCGATAATGATTTCCGCCCGCTTTTTCTGTTCCGCTTCCCATATCCGGGAGGCAATAAGCCCGCCTTCTTTTTCGGCGGCTTCCTCTTCCGTCGTCTTTATCGCATATCCGGAAACCGACCGGGCTATTATTTCGACTTCTTTTTCGTCGAGAGGGGGTCGACAGGCGGCCGCGTTACGGTTCAATAAAGACGCAAGAATTTCATCGTATCCGAAACCCAACTTGCGCAGGGAACCGGCGACCGACGTAAGGGAGTTATTACGGGACCCCTCGAAAATTGCCGAACCTTCCGGGTTATCTGTCCGCGCGGTATGAATTGGCGCGGTTGACTTGTCGATGAGGTCAACCCACCATGTGGGAGCGGGGGCAGGATCGAAGGAATTGATCCATTCGTAATTTCTCCCCGATTTGTGATTTGACGGGGGGACAACGATATACCCGCCATCCGCGCGAGAGTCGACTCCTGGTATGATCTTCGTCCCCGATTTGACCGGCTTCCCGGGATACGCGAAAATCAGGTGTTTCCCGCCCGATCCGGTTTCCTGCATGAGCGTTTCGGGAATTTCCTTGTCGCCGATCGCTTCTTTGGCAAGCTCCTCATCATCGATATCCATAACGATAATACCGGATTCGGGACCAGTTACCACGCCGATATTTGCGGCGGGCCATCCACCCCACCATCCTTTTATTTTTTCAGGATCGGTAGAAGCATTCAAAAGACCTTTTTCAATACGCGGATGCTTTCCTATACTTCTGCAATCGTCATGCCTACACGTGCATGATCCGTCAGGACGTGCGGTATGAAGAGGAATAACTGGCCACCCGCGCGCCGCATACTCAAGGGCTGCTTGAAGATTTGTCATGAGGCGTCCTTATTTTGCGGTTTCTTCCGGGAATAAATACTCGACAAGGTTTCTATATGTCGGTAAAGAAAGCTCACTCTTGCCCGCCATCCAGTTATACAGTGTTTGCCGGGAAACTCCGATCCGAGCCGCGACAACCTTTACGTTGCGGTCTTCGAGTTTCTTTTTTATCTCATCATTGGAAATCATTGATTCCTCCATATAGAACAGATTACCCGCATAAATTAAATAAGTCAATAGATATAAATAAAAATAAAAATAATGCTTGACATAAAAAAATACTGGCGCTATACTGGCCATAGTTTGAGAGTAGAAAGGAGGTGCCATGAGCACTATTTACAGCATCGTCGGGGATATCAAGACGCTTTCCGCGTTGATCGAATCGCTGACCGACGAGGAAACCGGGGAAACTCGGGAACTGACCGACGAAGAAAAAATAACCTTCGCGGCGTGGGTCAAAGAGGAAACCGAGGCGTTCGATTCCAAATTTGACAAAATCTGCAAGTTCTTCAAAAACTTGAAAGCAACCGCCGCGACCGCACAGGCCGAGCGCGATTCCTTCAAGGAAGAGATGGAACGCCTTTCAAAACGCGCGAAGGCCCGAGAGAACGAGGCTGGACGGATCAAGGATCTTCTTTGGTTTGCGTTCGACGCGCTCGGCATGAGAAAGCACAAAACCGCGCTTTTCTCTGCAGGAATTCAGGCGACGGGGGCATCGGTCAAAACCGATAGCTCGTTCGATATTAACCTGATCCCGGCCTTCCTGTACAAGGAACCCGAGCTTTCGGCGACCAAGATCAAGGAAGGGCTGGCCGCGGGAACACTGTACCAGAAACCGGACGCGGAAAATCCGCTCGACCGGGACAAGGTTTTCTATACCATAGCCGCGCCGACACTGCAGGACCCGAGCGGGGAAATAGAATTGTCCCTCCCCGGCGTTCGCTATGCTCAGGGCTCGACCCTGGTGGTGAGGTAAGCGATGGCAATATCCCTCAGCTCTCTGACCGCCCCGGAACGGCGGCCGCTCATTATGACCATTTGCGGGGAGGGCGGTATCGGTAAAACGACGCTCGCCTCATACTTCCCCGGACTGGTAATGGTTCGCGCCGAGGACGGCTCGAAATCGATCGAATCTCGCGGGGACGTTGCCATGTTCCCCGTCGCGAAGAGCACCGGCGACGTCATGGAAGCGGCGCTCGCCTTGCTCACGGAGGATCACCCCTTCAAGACCGTGGCCTTCGACACCGTGACCAAGTTCAACACCTTCGCCGAGGCCGAGATCATGGAAGCAGACCGGAAAGCGGGCGGAAAAGGCGCGTCGATCAACACCGCCCTCGGCGGGTATGGAGCGGGGTATTCCGCGGTTGCGAACTATCATTTTGAGCTCCGCAAGATCGCGCAGCGGCTCGCCGACGAAAAGGGCATGAACGTCCTTTTTCTCGCCCATGTCGAGGTCGAATCCCTTGACCTCCCCGACCAGCCCCAGTTCTCGCGGTATACGATCCGGATGCACAAGAAATCCGTATCCCACTACGTGGACGACGTGGATGTCGTGGCCTTCCTGAAGCTCAAAACCTTTGTGACCGGCACCGACAAGGACGGCAAGCGGGCGAACACCTCGGGCGAACGGATAATAACCTGTTACCCGCACCCGGCGCACGTATCGAAGAATCGCCTCGGGATCAAGGTCGATCTTCCCTTCGTGGAAGGCGTCAACCCGTTCGCGGAGTATTTGGTATGAGCATCTCCGATGTTGGCGTCGCGGCTTTTTCTATAATTTGTTTTTGCTGTGGCATTTACCTATTAAGAAAAAGATAGCACTCACCCCCGGCCGCCGTTAGCGCGCGCCGGGTACTTTCAAAAACTCGGCACAAGCCGTAAGGAAATAATATGCCCGCATTAGGAAATGACTACCAGAACGCGAAACCGATGGACGACTTTACCCCGATCCCGGTCGGCGACTATAAGGCCGTTATTACGGAATCCGAAATCAAGCCGACGAAGGCCGGGGACGGCCAATACCTGAGCCTCCGCGTCGAGATCATCGAAGGCGAGTATCAGGGACGGATCATTTTCGTGATCCTTAACCTATGGAACCCGAACACCAAGGCCGTCGATATTGCCAACCGAGAACTCAGCTCTATTGTTAATGCCGTTATTCCCGCAGGAGCCCCGAGACCGCAGAACTCTGAGGAACTCCACAATATCCCGATGACCGTCAAGGTCGGCATCCAGCCGGGACAGGGCGAGTACGGGCCCTCGAACCGTATCAAGAACTATATGGCGTACCAAACGACTCAGGCCGCGCCGATAACGGTGCAGACCAAGCCCGCGCCCGCAACCGCCGGACAGCCCCCCATCAACCCGGCGACGGGAGCCCCCTACAAGCCGTGGGAAAACTGGCCGGGGAAGTAACTTTATAGGCCCCCATCAGGCCCGGCCCCTCTATGGGGCCGTTTTTCTCGTTTATTTTATTATACAAAAATAAACGAGAAAAACGCCGATTTTATTTGACATGGTTTATTTTCTGGTATAGAATTAAAAACATACAGGGGGACGGAATGAAGTTTTTTAAGTTTGTACAAAGAATTATAATAGCTTTGCGGGGCGCGCTTTTTGGCCCGGAGTCGCATAGCGCGGGGAGGTATGTTTGGGGTGCTGCTCAAGATACCCGAATAAAAAAGGATCATACCGTAGCAGGTGAAAAAATTGAAATAGGAGCACCTGTTTCTATAATCGTTAATCCAAACCGTAAAAGATGGCAGTTTTGGAAGCCGAAATTAATTGCGGTAAATTTCCATCCGAATTGCCGTTGTAACATAATGCCAGTTGAGGAGTCAGCCGATGGCCAATGAAAACGTCCTCCAAGACCCACGCTTTCGCCGGGCGGTAATTTCCGGCGAGCTGTATCGGTGCGTGTCTATCTTCCTGCGCATCCAGTACCCCGATGTCGAGGATCTTTCGACCCTGCCTCATGACGTGCGGGAAAACGCACGGGCGCTCTCGTGGAACGCGATTCACGCGAAACTGCAAGAGCGGAAAGAAATGGAAAAGGAGATGCGGTAAAATGATTTCATCAATGCAGGTTTTCCGAAAAGACGACGGCCCCGTACTGAACCCGAAAAAGTATTTTTCGGAGTCCGACCTCGAAAAAATAGCCCCATATGAGATTTTTACGGGTGAGGGTTTCATGGTTACGATTTCAATACCGCATGAATGCGATTGCGAATACTGCGACCATGAAGACGAAGAAGAAACTATCTGCTTTCGGACGAAAGCCGAGCTCGACAAGAAACTCGCGGAAATCGAAGATGACGACGACTGCGAGCTTCTCAAGGTCGAGCCCGGATTCTACGCTCGCGTTGTGCATCAGTACAAAACGTAGCTTGTATGAAAACCATCATAAACGGCCTGACCGTTACCATCGACGATGTGGACGGCAATTTCGTCGCCTCCGCGTCTTTCGCGGGGGAAAATATTATCACCTTGTCGGCAACCAACTCGCGTGACTATGCCGCCGTGGCGGAGCTGTTCGAGGCGCTTAAACGACAGGCGATTGAGAATCTTAAAGAAAACTCTGGGGGTACAAAATGAATTATTCTGACCTTATGGCCGTCATGGCCGAGTTTCACGCGGGGCGCGTTACGCGCGTCATCATGATTACGGCCATAGCGTTATGGCAGAGGCCGGTAGAGTGCGCGTCTTTGGAGAACAAGCGCGCAGCCGTGGAGCACATAATTCATGCCTGACATCACCTCCGCCATCCGCCCACCGGCTCGCTTCGTGAAACGGGTATATCAGGCCTACGAAAAAAATAGCTCCGATTGGCGCCGCCCCCACCTCGGGGCGTCCCTCTTGGGGAATCCCTGCCGCCGAGCCCTCTGGTTTTCCTTCCGCTGGGCGATTGCACCGCGCTTCCCCGGACGTGTCCTTCGACTTTTCGATACCGGAAACCGCGAGGAAGGACGGATAGTCGCCGACCTCCGAAACGCGGGGATAACTGTTTACGACCGCGATCCCTCGACCGGCCAACAGTTCCGCGTAAGTTTCTGCGAACACTCGGGCGGGTCGCTCGACGGGATCGCCCAAGGTTTCGAGGAAGCGCCGAAAAAGTGGCACGTCGTCGAGTTCAAGACGCATAACGAGAAATCATTTCAGGAATTAAAAAACAAGGGAGTGCAACAGGCCAAGCCCTACCATTTCGCGCAGATGCAAGTCTATATGTACAAGATGAACGAGGTTTTTCCCGGCGAGTTTGACCGGGCAATGTACATCGCCGTCAACAAAAACACCGACAAAATCTACGGGGAACGGGTAAAATTGGATCACCTGATGGCTCAGGGTCTCGCGGGTAAAGCGGTGGCGGTTGTCGAGTCGCCGCGTCCGTCGGGTGTGTTGTCGGATGATCCGAAAAACCAATATTGCCTATTTTGCGAGTATCACGGTCTTTGTTTTGGGACGGAGTGGCGTTCGGCGGGCGACCATTGGGAGTTTTTCCCGTTCGACCGATCGAGGATCGAAAGGAATTGCCGGACGTGTCTGCACTCGACGCCCTGCGCTCGGGTTCGTCCTGACGGCTCGGGCGTGTGGGAATGCGCAAAGGACGATTCTGAAATTACGGCCAAGGGCGAGCGGGCGGAATGCGTGGATCATCTTTTCGTCCCCGACCTCTTACGGTTTTCTCTTGGTGAAGTTATTGACGCTTCGAAAGATTGGGTAAAGTATGAAAACGGCATGAATTATAAAGGGGGAAAGATTGAAAACGTACATTTCGGGACCGATAACGGGACGTCCTAACGGCAACCAATCCGCTTTCTACGCTGCAGCGGAGCAAATTTTGCAAAAGGGGTATATACCCGTCAATCCGCATGATGTTTGCTACCTCTTGCCCGCGGTCTCGACGTGGGTCGATTACATGAAAGAATGTATTATCGCCCTTTGCCGGTGCCAAGAAATCTATATGCTCCGTGATTGGTGGCGCTCTCGCGAGGCTCGGGTCGAGTGGTTTTTGGCGCGCGTTCTTGGCCTTCGGGTGAACTATGAACCGAGAAAATGAGCCTTTCCTTTTTGAAGGGATGACAGACGAAAAGCTCGGCTCGGCGTCAATGCCGGCGACCGCATACATGGATCCCGTCGAGGCGCTTTCTTTCGCGATTATGGAAGAACTAGATCTTTTGCTGAAAAAGAATATTACAATAGAGCAGTACGACACCGCGCAAAGGTCGGTTAAAAAAATACTTTCGGAGGCTTTGTGTGAGAAAACTCCTGGTACTCTTGGCCCTAACGGCCGCCCTTTGCTTATCGTGCGAAAGCCCGACTATTCAATATAACGATTTTT